CATGGATATAGTTTAGGATTTCGCTTTGAATTTGAAGCGATTGAACTAGATGATAAAAATTGGGTTTATGACTTTGGTAACTGTAAGTGGATTAAACAATATTTAGAAGATAATTTCGATCATAAATTAGCTGTTGATAAAAACGATCCTAATTTAAACGACTTTATAGCATTAGAAGAAAAAGGTCTTGCAAAAGTTGTTCAAATGGATGGCGTAGGTTGTGAGAAATTTGCAGAACACGTTTTTAATTATGTAGCACCAATTATAGATGAAGACACAGGAGGTCGTGTAAGACTATCTAGTGTTGAAGTGTTTGAGCATGGTAGTAATAGTGCAATAGTGGAAAATTAAATGCGTGAAAAATTTTGGGAAGAACTAAACGAAGCTCGTAGTAAAAATGAAGTTAAGTATTGGCAAGGTGTATTTCCTGAAGCAGATACTATTGACTTTCCAACAGTACTAGCCCATAATCAATGGGAAGCACGAATTACTAATCAAGATACAGTAATGACTAATTACTCAAGTAATATGAGTAACGTGCAAAGCAATCCTACACTTAAACCATTTTATACAGAATTTATGAACAACTATAAAGTAGTTGATACAGAATCTATATATAATGCAAACTTATTTTGGAGTTTCTCAGATAGACATCATTCAATTTTTATGCATCGAGATCCCGAAACTGTATTCCTAATACAAGGATATGGTGAAGTTGCTTATGCAATATCAAATGAAGACGGAAGTGGCAATAAACTATTTCATGTAAAAACAGGTGATGCATTACTTCTTCCTAGACTAACACCACACAAGTCTATTCCGTTGGAGCCTAGGGTTACATTAAGTATCGGAGCAATCCCTTCTAAACCAGCATTGTAAGGAGAAGTACATGGCCAATTATGTCGTATGCCTAAAGCACGGCGACAAATATAGTGCAGAGTATGTTAATGTATTGCACAATATGGTTTCAAGGAATTTAACTATACCTTTTAACTTTGCTTGTTTTACTGAAAACGGTGCAGGTATAAAATCCGGTATAGAAATTCATCCACTACCAGCAATTCCTGATGTACAAGGTTGGTGGTACAAACCAATGTTTTTTAATCCTAATCTACAATGCAAAGGAACAATCCTTTATATTGATCTAGATGTAATTATATTCAAAAATATAGATAAGCTGTTTACATATAAGCCTGGCGAGTTTTGTGTTATACGTGACTTTAATAGAATTGTTCAATCAAATTGGGATAGAATGAATTCAAGTATTGTTCGTTTTAATACAGGACAACATAGTCAAGTATATGAAAAGTTTATGGAAAATCCAAAATATCATGCGGCAAGATACCATGGAGACCAAGATTGGTTATTTGCTAATGTGAAATCAAATTTTAACTTTTGGCCCGATGAATGGATCCAAAGTTATAAATGGGAAATGCGTGGCAAACCCGAAATGTCTAGAATCACTGGAAAACGGAATTTTGCTACTCCTGGTGTACCAAATATATTACGTGAAACGTCTGTTGCTGTCTTTCATGGGGATCCAAATCCAAAAGATTCAATAGATCCGTGGTGTGCTGAAAATTGGTATTAATTTTCGGTTGACAAGCGAACCAAACCATGCTATAGTGATATAGTATGAAAAGGATGATTAAAAATAATAAAGTAAAATATTTTATAGGCGTACTAATCATAATTGTATTATGTATCGGATCGTTTGGCATTGGTACCTTTAAACCAAATTATTATATTATAGATAAAATAACTGAACGTGTTGAAATTGAACAATCTAAAATAGCAATTAAATTAGGATTGCACGAACCAGAGTTTGTTTATACAGATAAAAAAAGTTTTGTTTCAGCTGTAAGAAAATGTGTTAACTATATTAACTTTACAACACCCCACGGTTTACGAGTTCCTTCTTTAATAATTGAAGCCCAGGCAGGTTTAGAATCAGGCTGGGGTACAAGTAGATTTGCAATAGAAGGAAATGCACTATTTGGTGTTAGAACGTGGGATCCTAAAATTCCTCAAATAAAACCTAAAGATATTCCAAATGCTGACTTTGGTGTTAAAGTATATAAAACCAAATGTTTGTCTATTAGAGATTATGTTGATTTATTAAATAGTCATCCTGCATACAAAGATTTTAGAAATCTACGAATGGATATGGTAGACGCAGGAATTTTTGATTACGATAAACTAATAGATACATTAGATTTATTTTCAACAAATCCTGATTATACTAAATTATTAAAAGCAACAGTAAAAAAATTAAAGGTAATAACAGCAAACTAAATATATGATAAAGAACATAATTATTTTTATATTATTATTAATAATATTATCACATTGTAGTAGTAGCACAGGAGCACAAACTAAACCATCATTAGGTGGAATAGGTAAAGCACTTAATTGTATGTTTCAACCAAATGATGAATGGTGTATTCAAGAAAGAAACAGACAAAAGGAAGAAACAGAATGGAAATAAGACGTTCATATGGTATAGGAAGAGCCCTAGCTAATATTATGAGACTTTCCGGAACTTTATCCACAGAAGACTATACGAAAGTAGAGCCAATAGCAAAAACCGGTCTTAAACAGAGTCGATTACGCCAAAAAACTCTTTTACCGCCGAATACGGGGTCTAAGAGCAAGGGCAAAAACGTCAATATTATCACCTAAGACAAAAAAACAACTAAATATATTACAGACTTTCATCTCGAGGAGAAATCAGCTATGTTTAAATGGCTTAAAGAAGTCTTTTTTGGCGAACTTCCAAAAGAGCCGGTGGTTAAAGAAAAACCACAGTTAAAAGATAGGCTTAACGATCATGTTACACATTGGTCTACTAAGACTATGGCTCCAAAGAAACCCTTCGGCAAAAAAACTACTAAAACAAAATCACACACTAAAGCACAACTTTCTAAAATGACTAAAAAAGAATTAGAAGTATTAGGAAGAAAGGCTGGTGTTGAGTTAGACCGTAGACTGCTCAAATCGAAGTTAGTCGATCAACTACACAAAGCATTGTAAGGAGTATTATTATGTTTGATTGGATCAAAGGACGAATAGAAGAACGCACATCATGGAATGGTATTATTATTGGTGGTGCGGCGTTATTGGTTATCTTAGGCATCATGCCATTATCTTCAGTTATTATCTGGGGTGCATTGGCTTGGGGTGCTTATAATATTTGGAAATCTGAATAATAAATTACCAATTATAGATTAGTGTAGATCGGCATCATAGTTTTGTGATGTCGATCATGCTATCTACTCTTAAGTTTAATCTTTTACGTTGTTCGACACCCCGTTTTTGAGCAAATCTTTTTGGATCACATTTAGGGCAAACGTGCGAATAATCGTCGCATAGTCTTTTAGGGTCAATACGCCCCTTATCTCTAGTGAATTCATCACTACAATTATCACATTTAAATATTACTAGCGTCTTTTTACGTTTATAAGGGTGGTGTTGACCTTTTATGCCTTTACGCATAAAGTATTGTATAGTCTGTTCCGTTCTCAAAAACATATAGCTATTTATAGAATTACATTAGGATCCTAGACTTATTGATAAATACTTAGGACAAGGGAGATATCATGTCAATAGTAACATTAACAGATACAGCAAAAGAGCAGATGAATCATATGCTCAAAGAGACTAATAAACCAGCCGTACGCTTATCTATGAAGGGTGGCGGGTGTGCAGGAATGCAATATGACTGGACTATGTCTGATACTATTGAAGATAAGGACGAAGTAATACAATTAGAAAATGGTAAATTTTGTATTGATACTATGAGTCAAATGTACTTAATAGGATCAACGATTAATTATAAGAAAGAAGTTTTTGGATCATTTTTTGATATTTCAAACCCAGCAACTACATCAAGTTGTGGTTGTGGCGAATCCGTAGGATTTTAAATAAATGGCTAAACAAAATATTAACATAGGTGTAGAAGGTAACGACGGTACTGGTGATAGTATACGTGAATCGTTTCGTAAAGCAAATGAAAACTTTACAGAACTTTATGCGGTATTCGGCCAAGGCGGACAGATATCTTTTAGATCATTAAGTGATGTTCCAAATCAACTAGGCGCATACAAAGTTCCACAATCAAACGCCGCTGGCGATGAAATACTAATGAAAAGTATTGTTGGTGGACAAGGTATTACAGTTGATTCATTAAACGCAGACGAAATTAAAATTAGTAATACAGGAACTATTATTAGTTCAGATATTACACCAGCACTTGGAGGTCCATTGAATGCGGCCAACCAAGCTATTGCTAATCCAAACATTTCTTTATCGGCTGTAACTGCTCTAAACACAGCACACGGTACGGCCTTTACAATGGACGATTTGGTTATTACACGTGGTTACGGTGATGGTAGATATTTACGTTCAGCAGGTGGTCCAGGTTCATCAGGACAAATTAGAGCAAGAACAGAACCTGCTAATGTTAGTCAATATACATTTACTATTGAATCATTTACTAGTGGCGATGTTGTAGCAACTGCACACGGATTTGAAACAAGTTCAAATGGTATTGCATATAGATATAATTCAACAGGAACTGATGCTACTAATTTGGCATCAGGAACAACTTACTATCTAAGATTTGTTTCCGTTAATCAATTAAGTCTTCATACTACAGAAGCTGAAGCACAAAACGACGACGATAGTACAAGAGTAAAAATAGTTGCATCAGCTGGTAGTGGCACACAAACAATGTTTGATGCCGCATACGATAGCGTATTAGCTGGTAACTGGATTTCTTCAGAAGCACTTCCAAGAAAATCTGTTGTAAGACGCGAAGGCGATACAATGGCAGGAACGTTGTTCCTAGATGATCATCCAGGTGCTCATGCAGGTGCTACTCCACAGTCACCATATGCACACAGTCTTATAACACAGAATAAAGAATATGTAGCTGACGAAGTAATGGCTTGGTTCGATGCAAACAACCCAGGCGTACATACTACAGTTAGACATGAAAAATGTGAACGAGATACAAAATATAATATTGATGCAATTGCACATGACATTAAGTTTGGTGGTAATTCAGAATGTATTAGAGTTGCTAAACTTTATTGGGATGGTGCAAGTTCACAATTAGGTGCAGGCGAAATAGCTTATGCTGTAGCAGTTAATGAAAAAGTACGTGATATTCTTAAAGATTTTATTTTAACAAATACAGCATATACATCAGCACAAGCAGTTACGTCACAAACAACAATATTAAATGATGGTGAAACAGGATCAGGACAAAGAGTAGTAGATCTAGTTGCTATTATAAATGCTATTACACAAACTGGAACATATACAGGTGCTACAATACCTGCTACTAATCCAGATGTGTTACAAGCGGCATCAAAATATTATGTTGATAATTCAGCACACGCATCACACACAAACTTATATGTAAGTGCGTTTGGTGATGACACAATGCGTGGTGTACCTACTGGTGACGAAGGTAGAGCATGGAACTATGCATACAAAAGTTTACACGCGGCGGCACTTAAAGCTGAAGAAATAACAGACACAGCACCAATTGGAGTTGGACCTTATGTACAAGACATTACGTTCAATGCAGGAAATAATAAAGCACAAGTAGTAACAACTGGTGTAAAAAACAGTAGTGGTTACGAAGAAGTAAAAATCTTAACAGATGCAAACAGAGACTTTCTTATTGCAGAAACAGTTGCGTATGTTAATCAACAATATCCGGAACACGTTTACTCAAGAGATTTATGTGAAAGAGATTTAGGATATACATTAGATGGAATTGTATTAGATCTATTAGATGGCACTACAGCTAACTACCATGCTAGAAACACAGGGTTTAGATATTATAGTTCTGTAAGCGGACAAAAAGCAAGAACATCGCAAAGTACACAAACACTTGCGGCACAACAATTTGCTAAATCATTACATAACAAAGTTATAACAAATACAACTGAAACAAATTTATACCAAAGCACATACGCACAAGTAATTGACTCAGGTCAAGTAGTTGATAATGTTGGACAAGTATCCGTTAATGCTAAATGGGATATTGTTATAGCACTTATAACAGGACCTAGTTATAAATCAGCACCACAACTTGTTGAAGGTAGTACTTGGGAAATTACAGTTTCCAATGGTAGCCAAGGATATGTTGATCAAGCTAATCCTACAAACAATGATCTTATTCCAGGTAAAATTATAAAAGGTAAGACATCTAAATCCATTGGACGAATTGTAAAATATACAAACGGTGCAACTGTTGATACAATTGAATTAGAATTATTAGAACCAAGAACATTTTCTATAGGTGAAGAACTAGAATTTGGTTACAAAGTTAAAGATCCACAAATTACTATTCATATAGAAAGTGGAACATACTTTGAACATTATCCTATTAAGGTTAGTAATAACGTTTCATTAAAGGGTGATGAATTTAGACGTGTAATTATTAAACCTAAACCAGGCGTATCACAAAGTTCTTGGAAAGGTATGCATTTTTACAGAGATCCTGTATTTGATGGAATTGCTGTACAAACAGAATTAAATCCTAATGCAACTAACTTAATAGAATTAAACAAAGAATATGTTAAAGACGAAGTTATTTCGTTTATTAATACAACATATCCTAACTTCCTTACATCAAGCGATAGTCAAAAATGTGAAAGGGATATGGGTTATATTCTTGATGGACTTATTTTTGATATAAAATGGGGTGGTAACTCACATACTCATCTTAACGCCGACAAGTATTACGAAGGTGCTACAACACAAGTACCAGGTGCACAAACTGAAACAGGTGCGGCAATAGATAAGATGAAAGAGATCTTAGGCTTTATTCTAAGTAATACTGCATGGTCATCTACACAATCAGTTACTACACAGATATTAGATTCTACTGTAGGTGAAGCACTAGCAATAACTAAAAAAGATACACTATTATCATTCTTAAAACTCGTTGTTGTAAGTGGTCTTACTAATTTACCAGATTACGATGATCCAGGTTATGGATATCATTACTTAACTGACAAAGCTAATTCGGCTAGTACAGCAAAAAATAACGAAGACATGGATGTCTTCTTAATGAATGATGCAACAATTTTAAGAAACTTAACTTGTGAAGGACACGGCGGATTTATGGCTGTCCTAGATCCAACAGGTGCAATTTTAACTAAATCACCTTATGGTCAAACAAACTCAAGTTTTACAAGAAGTATAAACAAAAAAGCATTTAGAGGTGGTTTATATGTAGATGGATTTGCTGGAAACATGACTACTGTAGTCAACAGCAAAGACGACAACTTTACTTTGAATGTACAAAGTTTAGTTGGACAAGGTTTACGTTTACAAAAACCACAAGTACCATGTCCATTCTATATTGACGGTATTAGATATCAAGTTGATGCTGTTACAAATTATGACCAAGAGGCAGGTACTGCCAAACTTCTTTTAAATCCAACGTCAGGTTGGGGCAGTGGCGGGTTTACACAACCAATGCCAACAGACATTACTTTACAAACATCAGGTAACAGAAGCTTCTTAGCTAATGACTGGGTACAACTTAATGATTTAGGTTATGGTACAATTTGTAATAACGGCGGACTTGCAGAACTAGTTTCACAGTTTACATATTATTGTGAAGCGGCTTATTATGCTAATAACGGTAGTGCTATTAGATCATTAAACGGATCTAACTCATATGGTACATACGGTTTAGTTGCGGCAGGGTCGGATCCAAATGAAGAACCAGATTTAATTACAACAACAAACAACATGGTGCAAACTGCTAGAGTCTACGACGATGGCGCTACATACGATCACCCTGTTGATGCATTAAAAATATATGTTCGTGATTGTGAATATCTTCCACACGCAAAAAGTGAAATTGAAATTGATCACGGTGGATCAGATGGTAGAGCTAGGTATGAAGTTTCAACAGTACAAACAACAGCAATTACGGGTGTAAAAACTGAAATTACAGCAGTTGCAAACGGACGAGCTATTGATGACTTAATTGAAATAAGAGATATAATTGTAAGTTGTGATACTGGAAACAAAACATATCCAGTAGTTACTATAACAACAAATTATACAGTAGAAGCGTCAGGATTAACTGGAACACAATTTCAAGTTAATTTAGGAGCCAGCAATACTGTACATACTTACGCTAGTGGCGGTGTAGTTGAAAAAACAGGCGGAGTAAGACTTGATATTACAAATTTTGCATATGATAACGTAACTGGCCTTGCAACAATTACTACTGCAACACACGGACTTGTCGCAGGTAATAATGTTGACTTATTCAGTATTAAAACAACGTGTAGTTATGGAACTAAAGTTTATCCAGCACCAGCACAATCAGGTATCTTTTCAGTTAAAACAAAACCAGATGCTGATAGATTAGGATTCTTCCTACCACCTAGTAACGTTGAACAAACGTATGTTAGTGGTGGAACATCTAAATTAGTTTCACTAGTTCCATCAGGTGGACCACTTGTATTAACAGATTTTGTTTATGATAATACAACTGGACTAGTTACAGTTACAACTACTGGAGTACACGGTTATAGTAGAAACGATATTATTGCAATAGTAGGTGTAACATTAAGTTGTCCATTTGGAAATAAAGTATATCCAGATACTGCAAAAAGTTCAGGCATCTTTAGAATTTATGATGTACCTAGTACAACTACTATGGTATTTGATGCAGGTAAGAGTGGAATAGTACATACTTACGTTAGTGGCGGTACAGTACATAAACACACATATACTACAAGTGCTTCAGCTAACATTACAGGATTTACATATAAAAATTCAGTTAGAGACGAAGCTGTTTATCAATTAAACCTTGCTACAACAGGACAAGACAATACAACTAAATCAGGACTAATTAAAGCACTAGCACATGATGACAAAGTTATTATTAGAAATAACTTAAACTTTAGAGTTAGTGGTGTTGACACAACTATTACTAGACCAAGTACAGCGATTGTATTTGACGAAGCAACTAATAATACATATAGAACTATTGGTTATAGTGTAACAGATAGTATTGGTCAAGCATTACCAGTTGTTGATAGAATTGTTACATTTGATAGTACATACAAATATATTAAATTAATTGTTGATAATGGCGAAGCAAGTAATAATACATTTGCAGGTACAGGTACAACAATGGGTGATACAGCAGGTGACGTTGTTATTGCTATTGGAAAGGTATCATCACAAGCAGATATTGATAGATTAAATGCAGGGGATATGATTTTCTCCTGGGATGGTAAAACTCATGTTATTAAAAGTTATACTGAGAGAACAACGTTTGCTACAATTGAAATTGGGGACCTTAAAGCAACAGACATTAACGTTCCAGCATCAGCAGTTGGACTTTTTAGTACAGTAAAAAATACTGTTACAATTGTTACACTTAGAGCAGGACTACAAGCTGACGAAGGCGGAAATATTACAATTAATATTTCAACTTGTAGAGCAACAGGACACGATTTCTTAGATATTGGTACAGGTGGTTTTAATACTACAAACTTCCCGAACGTAACATTAGGTGCTCCGGCACAACTTGCAGATCAAGAAAAAGAAGTAGACGAACGCGATAAAGGTAGAGTATTCTATGTAAGTACAGACCAAGATGGTTTCTTTAGAGTAGGTAGATTCTTTACAGTTGATCAAGGTACAGGTACAGTTACATTCTCGGCAAGTATTGCTTTAAGTAACTTAGATGGATTAGGATTTAAACGTGGTGTTGTAGCTAGTGAGTTTAGTGCAGACGATGCCATGACTGACAATGCTAGTGATTCAGTACCAACTGAGTCAGCAGTTAGAGGATATGTAAACAGACGTTTAGGATTTAATCATGCAGGCGTTGCCGTAAGTGACCAAATAGGCGATGGTGTATTAACTAGAAGTGGTATATTAGCATTTACTGGTGATCAAAACGCAGGCGGAACATTTACAGTTACTAACTTAAGAGATCCTTCAGGTAATCAAGACGCGGCAACTAAGAGTTATGTTGATGGCTTAATTCAAGCTGGTGATACAATTCCAGAACAACTTGATGTAGAAACTAACACAATTGCGGCGGCCCAGTTACTTGTAACAACAGGAAAATATAGAATTTATACATCACCAGCGGCAGGCGGTAACTTCCAAGTTAGTGATACTATTACTGGTAATTCAACAAGTGCAACTGGTACAGTTATTGATGTTGAAAATGTTTCAATAGGTGGTGTAGCCCATAACTTATTAACATACACATTAACATCAGGTAGTAACTTTAATACAGCTGATCTTATTGATACTGGTGGCGGAGTTACGGCTCAAAATAAACAAGGTCCATATGATGAATATGCATTGGCTACAGAAGCCGCGGCAACTGATGTTACACTTCATGTTGAAAGAACACAAACTGGTGCAACATTAGAATTTAGACAAGCACCTGATAGAATTGTAAATGCAGATGTAAACGCCTCGGCCGCAATAGCACAAAGTAAATTAAATCTTAATGCGGCAACTACAAGAGCTAATGAAATAGGCATTGTACAAAGTGATTTAGGTGTTGCTAGTTTTAATAGTGATATATTTACAGCAACTAGCGGTTGGATAACAATTGATGCTGGTAAACTTAACTATAACAAAATAATTAATATTGCTGACGGTACAGTATTAGGTAGAGCGGCTGGCGATTCAAGTTCAGGCGATGTTACAGAAGTACCATTTGGAACTATTGTTTCAGAAGGTGGTGGTGTAACAGGTAGTACAACTACAACTGGTGAAGCTAATAAAATTGTTAAAACTGATGCGTTAGGTAACGTAGCATCACAAGGAATTAAAGTTGACTCATACTTAATCATAGACACTACTGGAACTACTGTTAATTTAAGTACTCCAGGTGGTGCTAACTTTATGAGTTCAGTGGGATCAAGTAATCCAACTGTTAGCATGGTAGGAAGTCTTAACATTGGTGCAACTGGTGTATCAGAAGGTAACTTCCAAGCTAACTCGGCACTAGCTGGCGAATCAAGATTAGGTGTTGATTGGATACATAGTTCATTTGTTGAAGCACCAGGCGAACTTGATGCGGCAAGTACAGGTGTTAGTATAGGTGCAAATACAGGATATACTTCCGCAGGACAAATTGGTCTTATAGCCGATGGTGCAACGGTACTTATAGCAACATCAACAGGCTTTGAACCAAATCTTGATAACACATATAATATTGGTACAGCAACTAAAAAATATAACACAGTTTACTCAACAACGTTTAGTGGCGTAGCCACTAATGCTCAATACGCCGACTTGGCGGAGAACTATACAGCAGATGCAGTATACGAACCAGGTACAGTTGTAATATTTGGCGGTGAAGAAGAAGTAACTCTTACAAAACTTAGAGGCGATAATAGAGTTGCTGGTGTTGTTTCAGAACATCCAGCATACTTAATGAATTCAAACCAAGAAGGCTCTAACGTAACAGCTATAGCATTACAAGGTAGAATAAAAGTTAAGGTTGTTGGTATTGTTAAAAAAGGACAAATGCTTATAACAAGTTCAACACAAGGATTTGCAAGTGTAAGCACTAATCCAGAAGTTGGAACTGTAATAGGTAAGGCTATCGAAAACAAAGACGACGGTGGTGAAGGACTTATCGAAGTTGTGGTAGGAAGAGTATAATGGCACAACAAAGTATTAATATAGGAACAAGTGCAAACAAAGGTGATGGAGATCCAATCCGTACAGCCTTTACTAAAGTTAATGCTAACTTTACAGAACTGTATGCACAACACGATGGTACAATAGCTCAAAAGACTGATATAACAGGAAGTGTATTTGGTGACGACTCAACATTACTAGTTGATGCTGTTAGCAGTACTATTCCATATGCAGTTTTAAGCGGTACTCCAACTATACCAGTAAACAATAATCAGTTAATAAACGGTGCTGGATTTATTACTGCTGAAACAATTACTTTAGCAACATTAAAAACAGAAGTAGCGGCAAGTACCGATTTTGCAGATTTTAAAACAAGGATAGCGGCACTATAAATATGTGTACAATAGGAAACAACAATGGCGAATAGAATACCACTAATAGTTGACGTTTTAGACAGCAACAAAATTAAGGAATTACCCGTAGGTGATAACCTTGATTTAGGTGGTGCTGGCGTTACTAATGCTGGAACAATTAATGCAACAGACATTAGAATTAATAACGTTTCGTTTAATAATCCATTCAGTGGTGACTATAACGATCTAACTAATAAACCGCAGATTCCAAATGTACCAACAGCGTTGAGTGCCTTTGCAAATGATGTTGGGTATTTGTCAGCAGGTATAACATCAGATGTAATTACTGAAGGTGTAAGTAATTTATACTTTTCAAATGCTAGAACTGATGCACGTATACAAGCATCATTACTTCAAAGTCTTCAAAATGTAGCAACTCCGGCCTCTGGTGATGATGGTAAAGTAATTTATTATGATCATGCAACGACAAGTTTTAAATATACAGCTACAGTAACAGAAGCAGACACAATTAATTCAGTTTTATCAAGAGGTAATACATCAAACTTAGATTTTAATACAACAGGAAAAGTTTATTTTGCTAACGTATTTGCACAGGTAACAGATTTACCAAGTGCGTCTACATACCACGGTATGTTTGCACACGTACACGCAACTGGCAAGGCTTATTTTGCACACGCAGGAAATTGGGTAGCGTTAGCTACAGAAGGCGGAGGATTAACATCATTAATTGTTGCCGCAGATGATTCTACACAACGTACAATACAATCAGGAGAGTCAATTAAATTTGCTGGTGGTACTGGTATTTCAACTGCTAGTGATACAGAAGGTAACATAACATTTTCAATTGGAAACATAGGCGACCTAGTAGACGTTGGCGTAGCAGGAGCAACTAACGGACAAGTATTAACATATGATTCAGGTGCAAGTACTTGGGGACCAGGTTCAATTGCGGCGCCTAACACTCTTGATGATTTAAATGACGTTGACACAACTACTACAACACCAGTTAATGATTATGTTTTAAGTTATAAAAGCGGAACATCAAAATGGGAACCAAGACCATTAAACAATGTTGATGCGGCAACAGTTACTACAGCCGCAAACTCAACAGCGGCGGCACAGTTTGTAACGTTTGTTGCTGTAGGCGATAGTAATGCACAAGAATTAAGAACAGATGCTTCACTAACTTATAATCCAAATACAAATGTATTAACAGCAACTTCACTTTCAGGAACTACTGTTAATGCTACTAATTTAAATGTATCAGGTTCAATTGCAAATGGTGTAAATGAAATTAGCTTTACAGGTGATATTAAAGTAGCATCAGCTAAAGAAGTTAGATATTACGATACTGATAATTCACACTTTATAGGTTTTAAAGCACTACCATCTATAACAGCAAGTAAATCATTTACATTACCAGATGGCGATGGAACTAACGGCCAAGTATTAAGTACTGATGGTTCAGAAACTTTAAGTTGGATAACGCCAGCATCTACAGGCGAACTAAACGAATTTTCATTTAAAACAATTGCAGTTGCAGGACAATCAAGTGTTGAAGCTGACACAACAACAGATACCTTAACATTGGTTGCTGGTACAAATGTAACAATAACAACAGATATAGGTACTGATAGCATTACAATTAATTCATCAGGTGGTGGTGGCGGTGGAACACCGGGTGGTGCTGACACACAAGTACAATTTAATGATGCAAGTTCATTTGGTGGAGATGCAGGATTATTATATAACAAAACAACTGACACATTAACAGGTGTTAATGCTGTCTTTACAAAAGTAACAGCTGATGACATAGTAAGCTCAGGTGCAGGTATTCCAACTATAACTTCTGCAAGTAACTTAATACTAGATGCGGCAAATGCCGTTGTAGTACAAAAAGCACCATTACGTATAGGTAGTTTTGATACTGATGGAGTAGGAACTTTAGTAGGACAAGCTGGTGATGTAATTTATAACAGTTCAGCAAAACAATTAGTATTCCATGACGGTACAAATTGGATTTCAACTTCAGAACCATTTACGTTTAATGTTGGTGCTGATGACTCAACTATGAGACCTATTTCAACAAATGAAGGTATCAAGTTTATTGGATCAACAGGTATTGATACAACTAGTGATGCAGAAGGTAACATAACAATTAAATCATCCGGACCTACTATAGAATATGATGTAACTGCTAACGGTTCATCTGCATATAGATTTGCAGGGCCAGGCATTGATGGCTCAGTAGACAACCCAGACCTTACACTATATAAAGGATTTACATATATCTTTAATAACGGAGCAGGTGGTTCACACCCATTTGAAATTAGAGTTGCCTCAGGTGGCGCCGCTTTTACAGAAGGTGTAACAGGATCTACAACAGGAACACAAATATTCATACCACAGCATAACACGAGTGACTCAGCATTGGTTTACCAATGTACAATCCATTCGGGTATGGTTGGTAACTTAACAATAGTGTAAGGAGAAGCTATGAGTGAAAAACATTATGTTGTTTCTTTACACAAGGGCTTTAATAAAGAAGAAATAATTAACGACCTTAACCGAGACACAACTTCAGACGCTAAAATCGATAGCAATATAATTCCCGACAGACAAGTTAATAATGTAAACACTAGACCTTCTAGTAAACGTATATTTGAAGTAGCGTTATCAGACGAAGAAGCAGATAAACTTAAAAACGATCCTAGAGTTGGAGATGTTAATACTCCACTTGTATGGAGCGACGAATGGGAAGACTACGAACAAGATGAAGATTGGACTAGAGACTCTACTTCAACAGCAAGAGGCAACTGGGGACTTTTAAGACAAGTTGCTAAAACAAATTCTTGGGGACAACTTGTTACTCAAGACCTTACTGCTGGAACAACTTACGATTATCATTTAGACGGTACTGGTGTTGACTATGTACACCAAGAAACAAAATTTAGATATACACACGAACAATGGCAAGATAGAAATGGCGTTAGTCGTTTAGTACCTTTCCAATGGAACACACTTCCTAATTGTAGTGGTATTCCAGTTCAAGATTATACTAATGTAACTGGTGCTAGTAACCATGCAACTCATTGTTGCGGAACAGCCGTAGGAAAAGATTTTGGTTGGGGAAAGAATGCCGCAATATATTGCTTAGATATGGGCATATCTTCTTCATATTGGTTTGATGCAATTAAAGAATTTCACAAAGCTAAACCCGTTGATCCTGTAACAGGATTTAAACGTCCAACAGTAGTTGGAGCAAGTTGGGGATATAAAGCAAACTTTACTAGTATAACAGATATTCAATTTAGAGGTGTTAGTCAAGGAAGTGTTAAGAGTGCTGACTACGGAATGATTGGCGATGGCTCAAGTAGATTTAATGCAAATCTTTATCAACTTAATGTTGAAGTTGAAGAAATGCAAGACGAAGGTGTACACTATGTTAAAAGTGCAGGCAATCAATATCAAAAACTTTGCTTTGACGGAGATATAGATTACGATAATCATATTACAAGAAGTGTTGCTTCAGGTAGTATTACCGCAGGAAATCCTGTATACTACAATAGAGGTGCAGGTAACATTGGACCTGAAACTATTGTTGTAGGTAATTTAGATAGTGCATTATTTAATTTAGGCGAAGCTACAAGACCATCAAGTGATAAAGGTCCTAGAGTTGATATATGGGCGGCTGGTTCAAATATTATAAGTTCCGGTAGTGCTAGTGATACAGCTAGTTATAATGAAACTGGAACATCAATGGCAACACCACAAATATCAGGAATGAGTACTTTAATGTTACAATTAAATCCTGGATGGACACCTGCACAATTACGCAAGTGGTGGCAAGACAACGCTATTAAAGATTTAATGTTTCAAGGATCAACTGATGAAAATACACCAAGTACTTTTTTCTCAAACACTAGAAGTTTGTGTAACGGTACAAATAGAATAGCGTATTTTCCATATGCAGTTCATAGAGCATTACAATCTAGTGTAGGAATGGGATTATAATGGCTGGCGAAAAAGAATACATAGTTATTACTAAAAAAGGTATTGATATTGCAGAAGTAGAAGCTGAGTTAGAAAGAGATACTTCAGCTGATGACTCTGCTAGTACAAACGTACCTACTAGAACTGTTGACGTAGCTTATGCTAAAAAAGCCAACAATAGAATAACTCATTATATGCTAAACGATGCCGAAGCGGCAGAGTTATCAAAAGATTCAAGAATACACGCAGTACATACTAAACCTAAGCCTGAAGTAGATCAATTATATGAAACACAAACTGCTCAGTTTGATCGTTCAACATCTAATGATCAAGACGCAGTAAATTGGGGATTAAAAAGACATATCATTAAAGAATTTGATTCTGCTACAGCAGTTAATACATACTCTGGAGATTATACTTATTCATTAGATGGTACTGGCGTTGACATTGTTATACAAGATGACGGTGTTGATCCTACAGGACATCCTGAATGGGAAGATGCAAATGGACAAACAAGATTTGTACAACTAGATTGGTATGCGGCTACAGGAATTGCAGGAACAATGCCAGCAGGACATTATACTAATTCTTTTTCAGATGGTAATAACGCAGGCCAACACGGAAGTCACGTAGCAGGAATTGCCGCAGGTAAAACTTACGGTTGGGCCAAAGGTGCTAAAATTTATTCTGTAAGAAAATTTGGCGGAACAAGTGCAATGAACGATAGTGACATTTATGATGTTATTAGAGTTTGGCACGAAAAGAAACCTATCGATCCTAACACAGGATTTAAACGTCCTACTATTGTAAATCAAAGTTGGGGTTCAAGTTGGTTTTATAATAATGGCACAAGTGCCGCTATACAAAGTATATTTTATAAAGGTGTAGATCAAAGTATTGTTGCACAACAATTTACTACAGGAACGTTTGTTCAATACGGGTGTACAGGAACTTCAAACTCTCAAAGACATCCATTAGTTAATCCAGGAGCAGATGTTGAGCAAGAACAACTAACAGATGCAGGTGTAATTTGTATTAAGGCGGCTGGCAATGGTTATCATCCATGTTCAGGTCCTAATGCTCCTTACAATAGTGGAATCTATGATAGTTATTATACACTATCTGAAACTTGGGCTGGACTAGTTGCCGCTGGACAACCTATCTATTATAATCGACATAGTTCACCACATAGTGAAGATACTTTATTTGTAGCAAATATGGATAGAGTTCAATTTGGAACTGAAGAGTTTATAAGAACTGATAGTGAAAGAGGACCACGTATTGATGTAATAGCAGGTGGTGATGATATTTCAAGTGCAACGAGTCAAGTAAGCATATATGGTACAAAACAATTATACCCAGGGAGTTCTACACATTATATGGCACGAATAGGCGGAACATCAATGGCGGCTCCACAAATTTGCGGAATAGGTGCATTATGGTTACAAGCAAATCCAGGCGGAACTGCTCAACAATTTAAAGATTTTCTTAAAATACATGGTACATCTAATTGTTATGATAGTGGTACAGCTGAAGATTTTAATACTGGTAATGTTATTCCAAGGCGTTATGGAGCACCAAGTAGGGTAGCACATTGGCCTTATAATAGTCCAAATCCATTTAGTGCAACAGGGACTAGTGGAAGCAGTACTCCTGGAATAAATACATAAGAAGAGAGAAAAATGGCCATACAAACAATAAACATAGGAACACTAGCAAACGACGGTACAGGTGATGACCTACGTGAAGCGTTTATCAAGGTTAATCAGAACTTTGAAGATTTAGATTTACGAGCTCCTGAATCAACTACTGCAAGTAATTTAGGTAATGTCGGCGAAGGCGTTTTTTACCAAAAAGCTGGTGCTGATTTACAGTTTAAAAAACTTGTATCAGGCTCTAATGTTACACTAACTGCATCAACTAATGGCATTACAGTTAATGCTTTAGGCGGATTGCAACAATTAAGTATTGTATCTGATTCCGGATCTAAGCAATTAGCTGACGGTGAAACATTAAATATATTTGGAGGAACAGGTGCTAGTACAACGTTAAGTGGCAATGTTTTAACTGTTAATACAACTACTGAACTTTCAACAGATACTACTCCATTATTAGGTGGAAATTTAGACGCAAACGGAAACAATCTTATTAACGGTGGAACATTAACAGCTTCTAATTTTAATGGTGCTTTTAACGGAAATTTAACTGGACTAGTACACGGAGTAGATATTAGATTAATTGCTCCTAATACAGCCGGTTTTAACTTTGGGGCATTTAATTTAACGGTAACTAGTATTGTTGATTGGTTAATAGCAATAACTGATGTAGACTTTGGTAGTTTCTTTGTTCCAGATGGTAAAGATTTTGACGCAGGGACTATAGTAACGTAAGGAAAATGATATGGCAACATTAAGAATTCAATCAAACGGTTTACCTAATCCAGCGGCATTTGGAAATGCGTTTGGAAATAACAGTTTTACACCAAATGTAAATACTGCGACTGCACAGGCGTATGATTACGCTTTTATCTATCGCGGTGGTACAAACACAACTAATTCACAGGTAACAGTTCCATTACAACCAATGGGCATTATGTCTAATGGTGTTGTATTTTTTAATCCTTCAATAGGAGCGGCAACTGTTCCACCAGGACTTGATCCTACTACAGATAAACCAGGTGACGGATTTGAATATAATGCAGTAGCATTTAGATCAAATTACGGAGGTGACGATGCAGGCGGGTGGCCAGAAAATAAC